TTCTGAATGCCGTAATTTGTGGGGTTATAGTCATCGTTCTGATGTTTTACCGACGCGGTGATGCGACACTCCGCCCCCTGATTTCGTTACTGGCCTATGTCATGGTGCTGGTATATGCCAGCGTCCCTTTCCGGTTTGTTTTTGGTTTATATGAATCATCCCACTGGCTGGTGGTGATGGTGAATATCCTTATCTGCGCTGCTGTGCTGTGGGCTCGCGGTAATGTGGCGCGTCTGGTTGATGCACTGAGGCACTGATGAATCAACAACAATTTCAGCAGGCGGCTGGTATTAGCGCCGGGCTTTCTGCGCGCTGGTATCCGCATATTACGGCGGCAATGAGCGAATTCGGTATTACTGCACCACTGGATCAGGCCATGTTCATTGCACAAACGGGACATGAATCAGCAGGATTTACTGTTCTGAAGGAAAGCTTTAATTATTCGGTGGAGGCGCTGAAAAAAACGTTTGGTAAACGCCTTACGCCTTATCAGTGCGAAATGCTGGGGCGTATTGATGGTCGCCAGGTTGCCCACCAGCCACAAATAGCCAATCTGGTTTATGGCGGCCGCATGGGTAACAAAGACGCCGGAGATGGCTGGAGGTATCGCGGGCGTGGGCTTATCCAGATTACTGGGCTGGAGAATTACACCAGATGTGGCGTTGCCCTGAAACTGGATCTGGTGGCGAATCCGGGACAGCTTGAGCTGGATCGTCATGCCGCCCGTTCCGCAGCGTGGTTTTTTGTGACTAGAGGGTGTCTGAAATACTCCGGCGACCTGGTACGCGTTACGCAGATCATTAACGGAGGGCAGAACGGCATCGGTGACAGGCGAGAGCGCTTTGAAAAAGCAAAATCGGTGCTGGTATGAATCTGTTATCTGCTCTTCTGAAAAGATACTGGTTGCAACTGGTGTTTATTTTGCTGATGGCTGGTACGTTTATCGCCGGTAATGTCTGGAGTGACAGGGGCTGGCAAAAAAAATGGGCAGATCGCGACAGCGCTGAATTCTCTCAGGAGGTCAACGCCCAGACCGCCGCCCGTATTATTGAACAGGGCCGCATTATTGCCCGTGATGAGGCTGTGAAAGATGCACAAGCGCAAGCCGCTAAATCTGCTGCCACTGCTGCTGGCCTGTCTGCCACTGTTAGCCAGCTGCGTACCGAAGCAAAAAAACTTGCCACCCGCCTGGACGCCGCAAAGCACACCGCAAATCTTGCCGCTGCCGTCAGAAGCAAAACAGCCGACACCACCGCCGGAATGCTTGCCGACATGCTCGGAGATATTGCAGCAGAAGCTAAACGATATGCTGCAATCGCTGACGAACGTTACCAGGCAGGAATGACGTGTGAGCGTATTTACAACTCGGTGAGAGAGTCAACCCTCACGGCTCGACCATCGAAACAGTGAAGTAGCCATTACAAAGCCTATCTACGGGTGGGCTTGATAAAGGCCTGTGGTGGACATATATACAAGTTGTGGTATGTAACCACTCATTTTGGGTAATAACTATGAATCAGGCTATTGAGCAAATTATTCACAGCTCTTTGAATAAAAACGAGCCAGGCGCTGGCGTTGGTTCTTCAGTTACAGCTAATGATATCATTGAAGGGGTAAGACCCTACTACCAAGCAGCGAGTGGGGCGGAGAAACTGTCTATTGTCGAAAGGCTAAACAAACTAAAAGTAGAGCCTGGTGTCCCGATCCCATCTAATATCGAACAGCTATTAAGTAATTGATAACAAGCCGCCTCCGGGCGGTTTTTATTGCCATCACAAAGGCCACCTTCGGGTGGCTTTTTTAATGGCTTTAACCATAGGACAGCAACATGGCAAAACCGGACCGGGGAGCCCCGCAACACATAGGGGCGGATGTGAAAAAAGAGCCCCGTATCTACGGCAGCAAATGGGACCGGGAGCGCCTCCTGTTCCTTCGTACTCATCCGTTGTGTGCCATGTGTCATGAGCAGGGAAGAGTGACGGCGGCAACGGTGGTCGATCATATCATTCCGCACAAACTGAAAGAGGCGCTGAATAGTGGAAACGCCGAAGCGATAGCGAAGGCACAAAAGCTATTCTGGAGCCGGAAGAACTGGCAGGGGTTGTGTAAGCAGCACCACGACTCTACGAAACAACGAATGGAGAAACGTGGTGTCGTCGTGGGCTGTGACGAGAACGGTATTCCACTTGACCGTGCATCGCACTGGTTCAGACGATAACAATTCTCATATGTGTGGCAGCTATGAAGGAGGAGGGCGGGTTAAAAGTTCACAGCTTTGTGCCTGCGTGACCGCCCGCCCTCCTCTGTTTGCACAACCGCGAAATGAAAAGTTTTTTTCCGGGAGGTTCCGATGGCAGGACGGCGCCCGAAACCGACCCACCTGAAAGTGGTAACCGGCAATCCGGGCAAACGTAAACTCAACGATAAAGAACCCCAACCTGCAAAAGAAATCCCCAGCCCGCCAGCACATCTTAGCGACTGGGGAAAAGTTGCGTGGGGCAGGCTCACAGTTTTACTTGATGGCATGGGTATTCTTACAGTTGCCGATTCACTGGCGCTGGAGCGTCTTTGCGATATCTATGCAGATATCCTTCAGCTTCGTCTGACGATCGCGGACGAAGGGAGAACTTATACAGTCCAGACTGAAGGGGGATTTTTGATTAAGGCGAACCCGGCTGTTGCGATGCTGGCTGATGCCGATCGACGGTTTAAAAGTTATCTGGTCGAATTTGGCCTCACTCCGGCCGCCAGAACAAAGGTGAAAGTTGATGGTGGAGAAGAGAAAGAAGACCCGCTCAACCAGTTCTTCGGTTGACCCCACCACTCGTTATGCGATGGATGTGGCGTCCGGTAAGGAAATTGCCGGACCTGATATCCGCAATTCCTGCAAGCGTCACCTGAAGGATCTGGAGTCCTGCCATGCCCGCGGTCTGGTATGGGATACGGAAACAGCGCAGCGTGCCATCGACTTTTTCGCGAAAGTGCTGAAACTTAACGGCGGCGAACACGAAGGCAAGCCGTTCAATCTGTTACCCTGGCAGTGCTTTATCGTGGGGGCTGTATTTGGCTGGAAAAACTCAGACGGCTATCGCCGGTTCCGTATGGTGTACGTCGAATCCGGTAAGGGGTCAGGTAAATCACCGCTTGCAGCTGGTATCGCTCTTTACTGCCTTGTCGCCGACAAGGAGCCACGCGCGGAAGTCTACGCGGCCGCCACGAAAAAAGACCAGGCCATGATACTGTTTCGCGATGCTGTGGCGATGGTTGACCAGTCGCCAGCACTGGCACAGCGGATTAACAAATCAGGTGGTGCCGGGAAAGAGTGGAATCTGGCTTTTCTGCAGACCGGTTCTTTTTTCCGGCCTATCAGCTCGGACGACGGACAGTCAGGTCCACGCCCGCATTGTGCTCTGATAGACGAAATTCACGAACATAAAAATAACCAGGTCGTGGAAATGATGCGCGCCGGAACGAAAGGCCGCCGGCAGGCGCTGATTTTCATGATAACTAACAGTGGCCATGATAAAACCAGCGTCTGTTATGACTATCACGAATATGGCCGCAAGGTTGCTGAAGGTTCAGTTGACGATGACAGCTTCTTTTCTTTTATCTGTTCGCTGGACGAAGGGGAAGATCCCTTTAAGGACGAGACCTGCTGGAAAAAGGCTAACCCGTCGCTGGGACATACCTTTACTGAGCGCTATCTGCGTGAGCAGGTCACGCAGGCCCGCGGAATGCCGTCGAAGGAAAGCATTGTCCGGCGGTTGAACTTCTGCCAGTGGGTGGATGCTGATAATCCCTGGATGAGCAGTGATGTCTGGATGGGATGCGAGGAGGATTTCGACCTGCAGGAGCTGCGGGGCGAGGAATGCTATGGCGGTCTGGATCTTTCAGGCAGCCGGGATCTCACCGCACTGGCGCTGTTCTTTCCGAAAAAGAGAAAGCTGGTGGTGGAATTCTGGACGCCAAAAGACACTCTGACAGACCGGGCGAAAACAGACCGGGTTCCATATGACGCATGGGAACGGGACGGATACATCCACACCACACCAGGTAAAGCCGTGAAGTATGGTTTTGTTGCTGAACGTATCGCAGATCTTGCAATGCAGTTCGACATCAAAGCCATTGCCTTCGATCAGTACCGTATTAAATACCTTGAGCCGGAACTGGACGAAGCCTCAGTATCAGTGCCGCTGATCCCGCATGGGCAGGGCTACTACAAGGCAAAAGATTCTGGTCTGTGGATGCCGCATTCTATCGAGCTATTTGAGCAGATGCTGGATGATGGTGCAGTCGTTATTAAAACTAATCCCTGCCTGCGCTGGAATGCAGCTTCCGCAGTAACCGAAGCCGATCAGAAAGAAAACCGCATTTTTGCCAAGAAAAAAAGTACCGGACGTATTGATGGCGTGGTGGCATCCGCGATGGCTATTGGTGCATCTGAAGGAGATGTTGAAGATGAGGGAGATGTCGATGGATTTTTTGACGAACCGATCATAGTGGGTATCTGATGGCTAAGAATAAACACCCCGGGCGTGTAAAAAGCGCCCTGTTAAACTGGCTTGGCGTCCCCGTCAGCCTGACTAACGGCGAGTTCTGGCGCGAGTGGTTCGGAACCAGCAGCAGTGGAAAAGTTGTGACTGCTGATAAGATTATCCGCCTGTCTGCTGTATGGGCCTGTGTCAGGCTGTTGAGTGAATCGGTTTCCACGTTACCGCTGAAAATCTACGAGCGGCAGGCTGATGGCTCCCGAAAACTGGCTTCTGATAATCCTGCTTACCAGGTGCTTTGCCGGCGCCCCAATCCTGAAATGACGCCGTCACGTTTTATGCTGATGGTGGTCGCCAGTATCTGTCTGCGGGGAAATGCATTTGTTGAAAAACTGTTTATCGGCAGAAAACTGGTATCGCTGGTTCCGCTGTTACCACAGAACATGGTAGTAAAACGACTGGATAGTGGGCAATTGCAGTACTCATATACTGAGAACGGAAAACAGCGAATTATACCTGTAAACCGGATTATGCATATCCGTGGATTCGGTCTGGATGGTGTATGTGGCATGATGCCTGCGATGACGGGCATCGATGTCTTTGGTGCGGCAATGTCGGTGGATGAAGCCGCGGCAAAAATCTTTGAAAATGGCCTTCAGAGTACAGGGTTTCTTTCTTCAAAAAATGCGCTGACCAAAGAGCAGCGTGATCGTCTGAGGCAAAACCTTCAGTCTTTTATCGGTTCAAAAAATGCCGGGAAACTGATGGTGCTGGAAAATGAACTCACATACCAGAATGTCACCATGAATCCGGAAGCGGCACAATTGCTGGAAAGCCGTTCCTTCAGTATCGAGGAAATTTGCCGCTGGTTTCGCGTTCCTCCTTTCATGGTCGGTCATACCACTAAACAAAGCAGCTGGGCATCCAGTCTTGAAGGGATGAACCTTCAGTTCCTGACGCACACTCTTCGACCGCTGCTGGTGAATATTGAACAGGAAATTGGCCGGTGCCTGCTCGATAGCGATGATGACGTGTTCGCGGAGTTCTCCGTTGAAGGACTGCTGCGCGCCGACAGCGCTGGCCGTGCGGCTTACTATACCAGCGCGCTTCAGAATGGCTGGATGTCGCGAAACGATGTTCGCCGTCTGGAAAATATGCCGCCGATTGAAGGGGGGGACATTTACACCGTTCAGCTCAACCTGACGCAACTGAAAAATCTCGAAAGCAGCAATCCTGCTGTTCAGGCTCTGGCCCTGAGAGAACTGCATAACCACGTATTCCCCGATATTTCCTTTGAACAATCTCCGCTGAAACAGGCCGCTTAGGAGCACTTTCCTGATGAGCAAAAAACAACTTCCGGTAGCACCGGCGGGGCGCCCCTGTGCGCGCGTTACCTGTGAAACCCTTCCTTCCGCACTGGACCGCTGGAACGGCGGGATCAAAGCTGCGGCCACTGACGACAACAGTATTTCTGTTTTTGATGTGATCGGGCAGGACTACTGGGGTGAAGGCGTAACAGCCAAACGTATCGCCGGTGCGCTACGGGCGATGAATGGCGCCGACGTCACGGTCAATATCAACTCCCCTGGCGGTGACATGTTCGAAGGCCTGGCCATCTACAACCTGCTGCGTGAATACCAGGGGAAAGTTACGGTCAAGGTGCTGGGCATTGCCGCCAGCGCCGCCTCTGTTATCGCGATGGCCGGGGATGATATTCAGATTGGTCGTGGGGCCTTCCTGATGATCCACAACTGCTGGGTGGTGGCAATGGGTAACCGGCATGACTTTGCTGAATTATCTGCCTCTCTCGAACCGTTTGATAACGCAATGGCTGACATTTACGCCGCACGCTCCGGGCTTGATATGGTCACAGTGCAAAAACTGATGGATGCCGAAAGCTACATCGGCGGTAGCGATGCCGTGGAGAAAGGTCTGGCCGACAGCCTTCTTTCTGCTGATGCCGTAAGTGACGGTGACGAAACTCCTGCTGCAGCGTTGCGTAAGCTCGATGCGTTGCTGGCAAAGACCAGCACTCCGCGATCTGAACGCCGGAAACTGATTAAAGCCCTGTCCGGTGGCATGTCTGGCGCTGCCACCAACCATGACGGCACGCCGGGCGCTGCCGAAGAAATAAAACCTGAAGTCATCAATTCTCTTGAAAACGCCCTCGCTGCGTTAGTCAAATAAGGACCTTTTATGTCTGAAGTAAATGAAATTCTGAAAAAAGTTACCGCCAGCATTGAAGAGGCGACGGATAAGTTTAATGCCAGGGCTGAAGATGCACTTAAAGAAGCGAAGAAGTCCGGCAAACTGTCAGAAGAAACAAAGGCAGCCGTTGACAAGATGGCGTCTGAATTTAACGCCCTGCGTGAAGCTGAAAAAACGCTGAAGGCGGCAATAGGGGAACTTGAGCAGCATGTTGCGCAGATGCCGCTGGCCAATGCAAAACATATTGTTGAGACGGTTGGCCAACAGGTCATTTCTGCGGAAGCTCTTAAAACATTTTCCGCCAGCGTGGAAGGAGGGAAACGTGTCAGCATCCCGGTAAACGCTGCACTTATCTCCTCAGGTGTCGCTGAAGGCGTGGTAGAGCCTCAGCGCCTGCCGGGTATTGATACTGCCCCAAAACAACGCCTGTTTATACGTGATCTGATTGCACCTGGTCGCACATCATCTCCGGCAATCTTCTGGGTTCAGCAAACGGGGTTTACCAACAAAGCCGCCGTGGTTGCGGAGAACACAACCAAGCCGTACAGCGATATTGCGTTCGCCACGAAGATCACCCCGGTAACTACCATTGCGCATATGTTCAAGGCGTCAAAACAGATTCTGGATGACTTCGCACAGTTACAGTCCACCGTTGATGCCGAAATGCGCTACGGCCTGAAATATGTTGAAGAGCAGGAAATCCTTTTTGGTGACGGTACCGGCGTTCATCTGCACGGTATCGTTCCGCAGGCTTCGGCCTTCAGTGCAGAATTTAAGGTTGAACAGCAAAACGGCATTGATGACCTGCGCCTGGCAATGCTGCAGGCGCAACTGGCGCGCTTCCCGGCGTCAGGGCATGTTCTGCACTTTATCGACTGGGCAAAAATCGAACTCACTAAAGACACGCTTGGGCGTTATATCCTTGCCAATCCATCAGGTCTGACTGGCCCGACATTGTGGGGGCTTCCGGTGGTGGCGACCGAAGCTGCGGCATTTAAGGGCAAGTTCCTGACAGGCGCATTTAACGCTGGTGCGCAGATTTTTGATCGTGAGGATGCCAATGTGGTTATTTCCACTGAAAACGCCGACGATTTTGAGAAAAACATGATCTCAATTCGTTGTGAAGAGCGTCTGGCACTGGCAGTCAAACGTCCGGAAGCATTCATCTATGGTTCCTTCACTGTCCCGGCACCTGCTGGCGCATAAAACCTGCTGCGGCCTGCGGGCCGCTTTTTTATGGGAGTGAGCTATGAAAATAATTGCACAAAAGCCGCTGTACATAAACGGCGACGTGGTTACCGAAGGCTCGGTATTCGAAACCATTGAGCAGCACGGACGCGAACTGATTAATAAAGGATATGCACATCTGATTGAGGTCGATAATTCTGCGCAGCCGGAACAGCCGGAACAGCCGGAACAGCCGGAACAGCCGGAACAGCCGAATACTAAAGCGGATAAAAAGGTCAAAAGGTAATGCTGGATTTGAATATAGTGAAACAGCATTTACGTCTGGAACCTGACATTACTGACGATGATGAGTTATTGCGTCTCTATACAGGGGCAGCTGTGGCTTATGTTGAACAATGGACACGCCGGAAGCTGTATATGACCCGTGAGGATGATGGCTTTCGGGAAGATCCTGACAGCCTGTTGCTTACGGACAACGTGAGAGCTGCATTGTTATTGTTAGTGGCATTCTGGTACGAAAATCGTGAACCAGCCGGGATGGGGGAGATTTCAGAAACTCCTTTTGCGGTTGAAGCCTTGTTACAACCATATCGCATTTACGGCCTGTAGAAGGAGGGGGGGGATGCGTTCAGCAAGAAACAGCCCGGTAAATACCAGTGCAACTTATCTTCTGCCAGATCCCGGTGAGCTGAACCGGCGAGTTACGATTCGCCTGCGTGTGGATGAGCCGAATGATGATTTTGGCGTGTCCCCCTCGTATCCGGAGGATATCCGCATCTGGGCGAAGATGGCCCAGCCCGGAGCGGCGGCCTATCAGGGCTCCGTACAGACGGAAAAAATCGTGACGCACTATTTCACGATCCGCTGGCGCCGGAATATTACCGCCGATCATGAAGTGTTCTGCGACGGGCAGGTTTACCGCATCCGGCGCATACGCGACCTGAACAGCAAACGTCGTTTCCTGTTACTCGAATGCGAGGAACTGGGCACTGAACGGGGAGAGGGCTATGCAGAACAAAGCGTTTTTACACGTTGATTTTGAACAACCGGAAACGCTTGTTTTTAACCGGGCGCGTTTGCGCCGGGCGTTTGTCAGTATCGGGCAGGTACATATGCGTGATGCCCGCCGCCTGGTCATGAAGCGGGGGCGTTCCGGACCCGGCGATAATCCTTCATACAGAACGGGAAAACTGGCACGCTCCATCGGGTATTACGTTCCGCGGGCATCCAGTCGCCGTCCAGGACTGATGGTGAAAATTGCCCCTAATCAGAAGAACGGGGAAGGGAACCGCCCGATCTCAGGCGCATTTTACCCTGCATTTCTGTTTTACGGTGTACGGCGCGGCGCAAAACGTAAAAAAGGGCATCACCGGGGGGCCTCCGGTGGCAGCGGCTGGAAAATTGCTCCCCGCAACAACTATATGGCGGAGGTACTGGAACGACGCCGCAGCTGGACACGTTATGTGCTCTCCCGCGAATTGCGAAAATCACTCCGTCCTCAGCGAAGGAAGAAAAAATGAAATTAACCCCGATTATTGCGGCACTTCGCAGCCGTTGCCCTAGGTTTGAAAACCGTGTGGGTGGCGCAGCGCAGTTTAAAGCGATACCGGAGGCCGGAAAGCTCAGACTACCAGCCGCGTATGTTGTGCCAGCCGAAGACGTCACGGGTGAGCAGAAATCGCAGACCGACTACTGGCAGGATTTGACGGAGGGTTTTTCCGTCATCGTGGTACTCAGCAACGAACGGGATGAAAAAGGGCAGTGGGCTTCTTACGACGCAGTTCACGACGTCAGGCAGGAAATCTGGAAGGCGCTGCTGGGGTGGGAGCCGGATCCGCAGGCGCATGAAATTCAGTATGCGGGTGGGATGCTTCTCGATCTGAACCGCCACGAACTGTATTACCAGTTCGACTTCACGGTGAAGTATGAAATTACCGAAACAGACACCCGCCAGCAGGATGATCTGGACGGCCTGCCCGACCTTAAAACGCTCAGTATTGATGTTGATTTTATCGAACCCGGTACCGGGCCAGATGGCGACATCGAGCACCACACCGAAATTACATTTCAGGAATAAACCATGTTTGTGAAACCCGCAAAAGGGCGATCGGTTCCCGATCCGGCCCGTGGCGACCTTTTACCTGAAGGAGGTCGAAATGTTGATGAGAATAACTACTGGCTGCGCCGCGAGGCCGCTGGTGATGTCCGGCGCACGAATAAAAAGGTGAAAACAAATGGCGATTAGTTTTAATTCCATCCCGTCAGATACACGGGTTCCGCTGTTTTATGCCGAGATGGATAACTCGGCGGCAAATACCGCCCGGGACAGCGGGGCATCACTGCTGATTGGTCACGCCAGCAATGATGCGTCAATTGCCGTCAACAGTCTTGTTCTGGTGTCATCGGTTGATTATGCCCGTCAGATTTGCGGTGCCGGAAGCCAGCTGGCCCGTATGGTCGGGGCGTACCGTAAGACCGATCCATTTGGCGAACTGTATGTCATTGCCGTACCTGAATCCACAGGCGCGGCAGCAACCGTCGCTTTGACGGTAACTGGCGAAGCGACGGAAACCGGAACGGTGAATGTCTATACCGGCCGAACCCGCGTTCAGGCTCCCGTGACCAGCGGTGATGACGCTGCGGCGGTGGCTGTGAGCATTAAGGATGCGGTCAATGCAAACCCTGATCTTCCCTTTACGGCAACATCAGAAGCGGGGGTGGTGACACTGACTGCGCGCCACAAGGGGTTATATGGAAATGAAATTCCGTTCACTCTCAATTATTACGGCTTTGGCGGTGGGGAGGTGTTACCGGCGGGTGTGAATATTACGGTTGCCAGCGGCGTGAAGGGGGCTGGTGCGCCAGCTCTTAACGACGCGGTGGCAGCGATGGGAGATGAGCCGTTCGATTATATCGGCCTTCCGTTTAACGACACGGCATCGGTGAACACGATGGCAACTGAAATGAATGATTCCAGCGGTCGCTGGAGTTATGTCCGGCAGTTGTATGGTCACGTTTATACGGCGAAGACGGGGACTCTGTCGGAGCTTGTGGCCGCGGGTGACCAGTTTAACCTGCAGCACATCACCCTGGCGGGCTATGAGAAAGACACCCAGACGCCTGCTGATGAACTGGCTGCAAGCCGTACTGCCCGTGCTGCGGTTTTTATCCGTAACGATCCGGCGCGCCCGACCCAGACCGGGGAACTGGTGGACATGCTGCCGGCACCGAAAGGCAAACGCTTCACGACGACTGAACAGCAGACGTTACTTTCCCACGGTGTGGCAACAGCGTATGTGGAAAGCGGCGTGCTGCGTATTCAGCGGGATATCACGACGTACAGGAAAAATGCGTATGGTGTGGCGGATAACAGCTACCTTGACAGCGAGACGCTGCATACCAGTGCTTATGTGTTGCGCCGTCTGAAATCTGTTATTACCAGTAAATACGGGCGCCATAAACTTGCTAATGATGGTACGCGTTTCGGGTCTGGTCAGGCCATTGTCACGCCTGCCGTTATCCGTGGTGAGCTGGGATCAACATATCGCCAGATGGAGCGGGAAGGCATCGTGGAAAACTTCGATCTGTTCCAGCAACATCTGATAGTTGAGCGTAACGCGAACAATTCGAACCGCCTGGATGTGCTGTTTCCGCCTGATTATGTCAATCAGTTACGTGTGTTTGCAGTGCTTAACCAGTTCCGTCTGCAGTACAGCGAGGAGGCTGCATAATGGGAAAAATTGCGGGAACAACGTATTTCAAAATCGATGGACAGCAACTGTCGGTAACCGGAGGGATTGAAGTCCCCATGAACACCAAAGTTCGTGACGACGTGATTGGCCTGGATGGTTCCGTTGACTACAAGGAAACCAGCCGGGCACCGTATACGAAGGTGACCGCCAAAGTGCCGAAAAACTTCCCGGTCGATAAAATTACGTCTTCTGATGTTATGACCATCACATCAGAGCTGGCAAATGGTCAGGTGTATGTTCTCTCAAACGCCTGGCTGCACGGTGAAGCCAACCATAACCCGGAAGAGGGCACCGTGGATCTTGAGTTCCACGGTGAGGAGGGATTTTACCAGTGATAAAAGAACTTGTGCTCAAAAAGCCGATTATGGCGCATAACGAAAAGCTTCATGTGCTGGAGCTGCGCGAACCGTCCTACGATGAAATCGAAGCCATTGGTTTTCCGTTCACCGTTTCCGGTGACGGCGGCGTCCGGCTGGACAGTTCGGTTGCGCTGAAATATATCCCTGTGCTGGCAGGTATTCCACGCTCCTCGGCAGCGCAACTGGCAAAACTGGATATTTTCAAAGCCTGTATGTTGATCCTCAATTTTTTTACCCGGTCGGAGACGGAGGAGGACTCAGAAAGCGGGTCTACAACACCGCATACTTCTGGCGAATAAACCCCCTGGAGCTCCGGCGGGCGGCGATATCCGATTTTCTGGAGCTGGAGTCGGAGGCTGTCCGTATCAATGAGGAAATGAAGCATGGCTGACAGTTTCCAGTTAAAGGCCATTATCACTGCCGTTGACCAGTTATCGGGTCCGCTGAAAGGGATGCAGCGGGAACTGAAGGGATTTCAGAAAGAAATGGCCGGGCTGGCGATCGGCGCTGCTGCTGCCGGGACCGCTGTTCTTGGGGCGCTGGCGCTGCCCGTGAATGCTGCGATCGGCTTTGAGTCAAAAATGGCTGACATCCGGAAGGTGGTTGACGGCCTGGATGATAAAAAAGCATTCGCGCAGATGAGTGACGATATCCTGACGCTGTCCACACAGTTACCGATGGCGGCGGAGGGAATTGCAGAGATCGTGGCGGCGGGCGGGCAGGCAGGCATTGCCCGCGGCGATTTGATGCAGTTTGCGAACGACGCAGTGAAAATGGGTGTGGCGTTTGATACCACTGCCGAAGAGTCCGGTCAGATGATGGCGCAGTGGCGGACAGCGTTCAAACTGACGCAGGAAGACGTGGTTGTCCTGGCCGATAAAATCAACTATCTGGGGAATACCGGCCCGGCAAATGCGAAGAAAATTTCTGATATCGTGACGCGGATTGGTCCGCTGGGCGGTGTTGCCGGGGTGGCATCCGGCGAAATTGCCGCGATGGGCGCCACCATTGCCGGGATGGGGGTTGAATCAGAAATTGCCTCAACCGGCATCAAAAACTTCATGCTGTCGTTAACCGCAGGTAATTCGGCAACCAAAGCCCAGAAACAGGCTATGGCTTTCCTGAAGCTGAATCCCCGGAAACTCGCTGAGGATATGCAAAAGGATTCGCGCGGGGCCATGCTGAAGGTGCTGGACTCGCTCGCGAAAGTGCCAAAAGCTAAACAGGCCGCCGTCATGAATGCACTGTTTGGCAAGGAGTCACTTAGCGCGATTGCCCCGCTGCTGACCAACCTGGATTTGTTACGCACCAATTTTGATCGTGTAGCTGATGCCCAGGAATATGGCGGCTCGATGCAGAAGGAATACGCATCCCGCGCGGCCACAACAGAAAACCAGCTGGTTCTGCTGAAAAACAGCGTCAATGCGATTTCAGTGACGCTGGGTGATACTTTTCTGCCCGCCATTAACGAAGCCGCAGAAGCGGTCATGCCTTACCTGGAGCAGCTCCGGACATTCGTTCGCGCGAATCCTGAACTGGTTCAGTCTGCGGCGAAGTTCGGTGCGGCGCTGCTGGCTGTTGGCGTATCCATCGGCAGCCTGTCCCGGGCTGTCAAAATCCTGAACAGTGTCATTAATCTCTCTCCGGCGAAAGTCGCCATTGCGGCGCTGGTGGCCGGCGCTATGCTGATCATTGAGAACTGGGACGATGTTGCTCCGGTGATTAAGGCGGTATGGCAGGAGGGCGATAACGTTGCGCAGGAGATGGGCGGATGGAAGACGGTGATTGAAGGGGTTGGTCTGGTTATGGCTGGTTCTTTTACCGTCAGGACCATTGGTGCCCTGCAGCAGTCTGTCCTGCTGGCCGGACGGCTTTCCGGTCTGCTGGGTAAAATTGGCCGGATGGGGGCCATGACGCTGACAATTGGCGTGGCGGTGTCACTCTTTAAAGAGCTTAAGGATCTGGAGCAGGGGGCGAAGGATGCGGGTATGGATGCTGGCGCATTCGCTGTACAGAAGCTGCAAACGAAGGAGCGTGAACGCGGGTATAACGGTTTTATTCCCAGACTCAGAGAGCTTCTTGGTATGGACACCCCGATTCCGCAGGGGCGTTATCAACCTTATGTGCCACTGACCCGGCGTTCTGGCGTACTCGAGCGAGCTGTCCCGCCATCAACGCAGCGCAGCGAACTCAAAGTGACATTTGAGAATGCACCACAGGGCATGAGGG